AACACACACCTGAAAAAACAAACAACGACCCTGCAGCAATTGCTGCCGGAACAGCAAATGCATCTAGTGACGACAAAGCAAAAGACAAAGCAAATGACGATACTTTTGCAAAATGTCCACCAGAGGAAAAATCAGAAGCAACTAAAACACAAGAAGAAAGACAAGCAACCACAGAAAATACTGCTGCAAGTGAAGATGCAACACTAACGGACGGAGGTGCAGGTTTCCCTACAGGTGGTGATCCAGCACTTGATCCTTTTGGTGGAGCAGGCGCAGATGTTAGTTCATTAGGTGGTGATCCAGAACTTGATCCATTTGGTGGAGCAGGTAGAGAAATAAAAGGAACAGCAACACTTACTGATTCAGAAGGACCATTCTAACAAGGTAAATACGTTATGAGCACATTAGAAAAAAAGTTATACAAAGAGATTACTGTAAAATCCAATAAAAGACCCGATTACGGAGTTGGCGAAAAAACATATCGTGGATTTTCTACGGTAAATCCGGATAGTATAGGCTATCAGCTCTATGATATACAAATAATTAAACAAGATATAATCAACCACTTTCATATACGCCAGGGTGAATTACTTAGCAATCCTAATTTTGGAACAATAATCTGGGATATTTTATATGAACCGTTAACAGAAAGATTAAAAGAAGTTATTGCTGAAAATGTAACTACAATTATCAATTACGATCCGCGTGTAAGCGTTGTATCAGTATCAATTGACCAGTATGAAAGTGGTATACAAATTGACTCAACTCTGTCATTTTTACCTTATAATATTTCTGAAAATATGAGACTAACGTTTGATCAAAACAACGGATTGTTAGCTAGATAATTATATACGCACTTTTCTAAATTTAATAAATACTGTATAATTAAAGGAAAGAAATATTATGTCAACAACCGATAGACAAAATAGGTTATTAGTAGCTGAAGATTGGAAGAGAATCTACCAAAGCTACAGAAACGCAGAATTCAAATCATACGATTTTGACAATTTACGTCGAACTATGATCAACTACATTCGTCAAAATTACCCAGAAGATTTTAACGATTATATTGAAAGTTCAGAGTACCTTGCACTAATTGATCTTATTGCTTTCCTTGGTCAAAATATTGCTTTCCGTACAGACTTAAATGCTCGTGAAAACTTTTTAGAATTAGCAGAACGTAGAGAATCGGTGCTACGTTTAGCTAGATTGCTATCATATAATCCTAAAAGAAATCAAGCAGCAAATGGCTTACTGAAAATTGAAAGTGTTCAAACAACAGAAGATGTAAGAGATTCAAATAATTTAAATTTATCTAATCAAACAGTTGTTTGGAACGATCCTAGTAACCCCGACTGGAATGAGCAGTTTACAAAAATATTAAATTCAGCATTACCAGTAAACAGTAATGTAGGCCGTCCAGTTCAAAAAGCTACTATTGCTGGTGTACCTACAGAACAATATAGACTTAATAGTGCAAACGAAGATTTACCAGTTTACGGTTTTAACAAAACGATCAGCGGATCTACTAGTAGATTTGAAATTGTAAGTACAGACATTGACAATGGTGAAGTTAAAGAAGAAGCACCGTTTCCAGGAAATAACTTTGCGTTTATATATAAAGATGACGGCAAAGGTCCTGCTAGTTCTAACACAGGTTACTTCTGTCATTTTAGACAAGGTACAATGGACAACGGTACTTTCAATGTTACTACTCCAAGCACTAATCAAGTAGTTGCAATTGATGCAACAAATGTAAACAATTCAGATGTATGGCTTTATAAAACTGATAATTTTGGATTAGAACAAGAATTATGGACACAAGTTGCAGCAGTTGAAGGCAACAACGTAATTTATAATAGTTTGAGTAAAGGCATTAGAAATATATATAGTGTTCTTACTAGAGCAAATGATAGAATAAGCATGATATTCTCAGACGGTACTTTTGGTAGTTTACCACAAGGTAACTTTAAAGTTTATTATAGAACAAGTAAAAACAGAAGAATTGTAATTGACCCAAGTGACATGAAGGGCGTAAGTATTAAAGTTCCTTATATTAGTAGAACAGGTAAATCTGAACAACTTACTATGGTGTTTTCACTGAAGTATACAGTTGACAATGCTAGTGTAAGCGAATCAAATGCAAGTATTAAACGTAACGCTCCTGCAACGTATTATACTCAAAATCGAATGATTACAGCAGAGGACTATCAAATTGCGCCTCTTGGTATAAGTCAAGAAATTATCAAAGTTAAAAGCGTTAACAGAACATCAAGTGGAATTAGTAGATATTTAGATCTTGTTGATGCAACAGGAAAATATTCTAAAACAAATTTATTTGGAGTTGACGGAATAATAACCAAGGAATTTTTATCGCCTAAGCAAACATTTAGTTTTATTACAAAAACTGATATTGAAGGAGCAATAGCAAATGTTATTGAACCTATTTTAGCAGATAAAAAAGTAAAAAATTATTACTATAATAGTTTTCCAAAAACATTAGTTGGTGATCTCGGAGTTGTGTGGAATAGCGAAACTACAGACACTAATCAAAATACTGGATATTTCACAAACGCAAGCAATATAAAACTTCAGCTAGGAACATTTACTGCAAGTACATTAAAACTATTAAAAGCAGGAACATTAATTAAGTTTGAACCACCAGCTGGTAAACACTATATGATGGAAAACGACAATCAATTAATGAATGGTCCTGCAGACCATTTAGGATCTTCATCGTATAAGTGGACTAAAATTATTAGTGTAGCGGGTGACGGAACTACAAATAATGCAGATGGCACTGGACCAGTATTGTTAAACGATAATATTCCTCAAGGTTCTAAAATTATACAAATTATACCTAGACTTGCAACAGAATTACAACAGTCAGTGCAAGCACAAATAATTGATCAATCATTTGCATACAATACTTTTGGTTTAAGATTTGATACTAACTTAGGTGAATGGAGATTAATTACTACAAACAACTTAAATGTAAATAGTCCGTTTAGTATTGGTAAAACTGGTGATGCTACAAATCAACAACTTGATGCTAGTTGGTTATTATTATTTGAAACTAATGGCGAAACATATACTATTACATATCGTGCTAGTAGATATGTATTTGAAAGTGCAGAAGAAATTAGATTTTACTTTGATAGTTCAGATAAGATTTATAATAATAGAACTGGTAAAATTATTAAGGATAAAATTAGCGTATTAAATATAAACACTAAACCTGATGATGTTGTACCATTTACAGTAGATTATGACTGGGAAATTGTTGAAGAATATAGAGATGCCGAAGGGTATGTTGATAGTAGTAAAATACAAGTAAGTTTCTTTGATGAAGACGATGACGGAGTAGTAGATGATCCAGACTTGTTTGACAGAATTGTAGATGAAACTGTTAATGTTAAAACAAAATATGTATTTTTGAAAAAAACTACAACAATAGACGGAGTAGAAGAATACTATTATATTCCTACTAGCAAAGCTACAGCAGAAGGACTATATACCTTTACTGACGGAACAGGTAGCATAAAAGTATTTGAAGAAACTAGCACATTAGGAAGTACATCAACATACGATGACGGACAAGTATTTTATTTTATAAAAGAAAATGTATTTAAAGTGTTAAACAAAACTACAGGTAATACAGTTGTATCGCAAGACTATATGGCTAAGGTTGGAAGAGATAAACTAAAATTCCATTATGTACATGCTGCTGACGAAAGTACACGTATTGACCCTAGTGTAAGTAATATTATTGACACATATATGCTTACAAAGTCATATGACAATTCATATCGTTTGTATTTAGAAGGTACAACGTCAGTAAAACCTTTAACACCTAGCTCAGATCAGTTATATTTAAATTATGGTCAACAGTTGAATACTATTAAGTCAATTAGTGACGAAATAATATATCATCCAGTTAAGTATAAAATACTATTTGGAGAAAAGGCTGACACTGATTTGCAAGCTACATTTAAAATTGTAAAAAATCCAGAACAAGTTATTAATGACAATGATGTAAAGACTCGAGTTATTTCTGCAATAAATGAATTTTTTGCATTAGAGAACTGGGAGTTTGGAGAAGCATTTTACTTTAGTGAATTAAGCACTTATGTAATGCAACAGCTTACACCTTATCTAGTTACTTTTGTAGTTGTTCCAAGTCAAATTACACAATCATTTGG